TAGATAATGTCACGGAATTAACATATTCAGACGTTTGTAAATACTACAATAGGAGTGAGGTTCCCAATGACGATGCAAAAGGGTAAAGATCTTTCTGAGAAAGAGATAGATTCTATGAAAATTGCTGTTGAGGAGGCTAGTATTACTGCAATTCATCCCGATCGGATGGAAGCATTTGCAGAGTATCTTGTAAAAAAACTATCTTATGAAGAATACACTTGAAGAAAATCTAATTATTGCACTTCAACAGGTGAATAATCTGGAGAAACTGATTGAAACTTTTGAGTATCAGACATACATGACAAATAACATTAGTAGTGTTAAGTATGAATTGAAGAGGCAGTTAGCCAACTGTCAACGGCCTCTTGACAATTCACCGTAAATCAGTTATAGTATTAATCTAATTCAAGGAGCAGATGAAGTATCTTTTTGTTGTAAATCACTATGTACCATTTCCTCAATCAGAATATGGTGGTCTATGGGTGGTTAGAGCCGAGAGCAAAGAAGAATGCTTTGATCTTATTACAGCACACATGGAAGACTACCCTGAATTTCATGGTAGATTACGAGAGAATATCGACAGTGCATCTAAATATGCATTGGTAGAGGTAGATAACAACCCATCCGTAGTTTTGGAGAGTTTCCTAACATGACGAAGCAGAACGATCCTAACGATAAGTATAGGAAGTACGAAGTTGATTTCCATGCTAATCAATCCCATGATGAAGATGAATGGGATCCAAATCATGATGGCAAAATCTCTGATTGGCACGAACGCCATAGTGACAAACTTTTGGATGATTTTTGTGACAATCACCCTGGCGCTCCACAGTGTAAGGTGTTTGATGAATGACTGAAGCACAGAAAAATGCTCTCGGTCTTATGATTGAAAGTGTTATTAAACCCGACAGTCGTCTCCGTGGTTGTGCATACAATCAGGGATGTTATGATGAATTGATGGAATGGAGAGAGCGTATGCTCGAACTGTTGTATAGTTATGAAACAAATGGAATATCCACACCAGGCTCCAACCGGCTATGAATATTGGACTGATGACTATTCCAAGACTATCAAGCGTATTTGGATAAGAAATATCAGTCGTGAGTTTATCTACGGGGGTAATAAACATCCAAGTTCCGTCTGGGGATTCTATTGTAGGAGGAAAAGGGTTTTTATTTCTCCTGTAAATAGTAATAAGCCTGGTAAGGCGGTAAAACCAGAGAACACTTCTGCATATTCTGCCATACCACGTAAACTAACACCATTAGAATTAGCGTTCCAATGAACTCATTCGATCCTTCATCAATAACAATAGACACACCTTCTAAAGCTTTTGCTTATGAAGCATTGTCCCGTGAAATTGATGAATGTACTGATACTGTGACTCTCAAAAGGGTATTGTGTTGTTATGTCAAGCTCTACCTCAAGCAACAAGAAACCGTGTCCCTCGTCATTAATAGTCATGGAATCCCCAATACAAAGGATTGGAACGTTTGATATTCAAGTAAATGATTATGTGAAATGGGACACAAAATATCATCCTCTTGAGGGATGGGTATATTTTGTGGATGAAGAATATATCACTATTGAGGTTGGAGTAAAACCCAAAAAACATTGTAATTATTCTAGAAATATGTTACACTGTAAGGATCATATCCTTGTAGTATGTCATTCATATTATTGGAACCAATTACAATATATTAAATCTAGAGAATCGAATCATGAAACTGCGAACACTTTTGTTAGGACTATCACTGATGATAGTCCCTCCAGTTATGGCTCAACCTAAGGTAGAGTATTTTACTCCTGATGCCATGGGTTGTATGTTACTCCAAGAATGTACGGAGGATGTAAAGGAAGTATTCTCGATGTTAGATATTTCCAAAGAGTATGATAACTGGGAAGAATTTACTAATGTAACCGCAGAGTTCCATGGTATGTTGGCTCTACTCAATCAGATGGGTGTAAAAGTATATCTTGCTGATCAAAAATATTTCCCTGTTGGACATCGTGGGGCCTATCACACAGTCAGTAATAATTTCTATCTAAACAAAGCATTCATGCATCGTCCTCATGTATTGATGTCAGTGATGAGACATGAAGGATGGCATGCAGCACAGGATTGTATGGCTGGGACCATTGATAATAGTATGATAGCTATTATATTACCTGAAAAGAATGTTCCTCCTTTGTGGCGTGAGATGGTAGAGAAAACATATCCTAAATCAGCAGTTCCTTGGGAATCTGAGGCTAAGTGGGCTGGATTAACAGAAGGAATGACATTGAAAGCACTTGATGCTTGTGCAAATGGTAAAATGTGGGATGTAGAGGCTGGAGGATATGAGCCAACACCAATGACGCGTGATTGGTTAGTCAAGAATGGTTATATTAAATGATACCAATATTTGTTGATAATCCAAATACATGGGAACAGATAAGAGTACCTGATAATATCGTAGAGTATTGTTGTGAATTTACAGGACTAGACCCATATAATAAGAATAATAATTCCATAGAAGAACTCAGACTAATTGATTGTTATTATTATAATATGGAATATTACGGAGAATTGCCAGTAAATCCTGTATTTGAATGATATAAACAGTGTGCCAACACCATATCTGGCACCAAAATCTTGACAAGCCACCATAAATAACCTATGATCTTATGGTAGCAATCAGGAGCTGTCATGTCCGCCACCTATCTTTCTCAGAAAACAAAGTACAGGATTACACTTGAACTTGATGTTATGGATGACTTTTGTCCTGCAAATATTGACTGGACTAAAGTGATGGATCTTGAGGACGGTGAACGCATTGATGCTTATGTCGAAGATTTGTCAGTTCCCGATCGTTTCTTCTCCTGATAATATCTGGAGGTGATAAATATAATATATTGTCACCTCCAGATATATGGCGTATTATCTTTCCAAACCATCGTTAATCCAACCATCCAAGACAATGTATTACACTGGAGATGGTAAATGGTCTGATGATATTTCCGAAACGAAATCATATCCAAATAAAGAAGAATTGGAAGTATGGATAGCCAATGAAGATAATACTAACGGTGGATTCAAAACTGCTACGGTAGTAGAAGAATGAGAACTTTTCGGCAATTTCAAGAGTATGCAGAATTAGCATCTCCCAATCCTTCTGTTTCACATTCCAATGACGAATGTTGTGAGGTATATGACCCTGAAATTCAGGGAGGAAGTCAGATTCGTCAAACTGGTGAAGGTGGACGTAAAGAACCTAAGAGAGACACCGAGAGCAGAAGAAAGCCAGGTGCTAAACCACGAATGAAGGCAGTTGGTGGTGGTAAAATGGCACCAGTTGGTTCATACAAAGACAGAAAGGATATTGGTGCGACAAAAGCTAGGTCTGAAAGAGAACAACAACCAACACAAGAAAGAGGTAGTGCTGCACTATCCGCAAGAGAACAACAAAAAAAGGCCTATCAAGAAAGAAAAGCACGTGAGAGAGGTGGTAGTCGTACGCCAATTACAGCAAAAAGTAAAGAGAATGTAGCCTCACAGTTGTTGAAAAAGAAAGAAGCTCCCAAGAGTACAGAACCAAAGAAAGAACGTAAATCATACAAAACTGCTGACGGTGGTGGTATGACAAGGAAAGAAAGAGACCAGACTCGTAACAAGAAAACAGATGAAGATAGGAAGACTGCTAAACAACAAATGAGAGCAGAATTCGAGAAGAAACATGGTAGAAAACCAAATAAGAAAGAGTCAATTCAACTGACCGCTAAGGCTAACACTATAAGTAAGGCTCTTAAATGACAAAAAGAATGATGCGTCTGTTCAATACAGTGACAGATGCCACAACATTTATCAAGAATGATCAAGGTATGACACTAGCTAATGCTAAGTTATATGTTGAGGCGAATATTGCGAATAAGGTTGATGATAAGGTATGGGTGATACTACCATGAAGACATTCAATCAGTTTAGAGATAAGACTAGAACTAATTTTGATGACTTTACTGAGAGGGAGAGAATAAAGAAAGAAAAGGAGAGAGAGCAGGAAGAAATGAAACGAGACATCACTAAAGATGTGTTGGCTAGAGTAGAACGAAAGGACAAGATACAATAAAAATCAACAATACTATTGTAAATCCTCACCAGTATCACACATAGAGAGCATACATGTAATCTGACAGAATGCCTCACCTCCAAACGTCTCCTATAGTATAACGACCACACTTTTATTATGACACAAACCCATATAAACCATCCAGAGGACATGATTCTGACAGGTGATCTCACCGTGTTAGATGCATTGTATGATAATGCTTACATTAGTATGAAGATGGACGGCATGAGTTTGGTCTGGGGTACGAACCCGCAGAATGGTAAGTTTTTTGTATGCACAAAAGCTTGCTTCAATAAGAAAAAGATTCGTCTGTGTTATACCACTGATGACATTCTGACCCATTTTGGTCATCAAATTGAAGTTGTAGATATTCTTTCTAACTGTCTCAAGTATCTCCCCCGCACAGAGAACATCTATTGGGGTGATTGGCTTGGTTTTGGTCACACTGACGTACTGACACAAAATACTCTGACATATACATTCCCAGAGGCTATTGATCAGAAACTGGTCATTGCTCCACATACTGTTGTTAATGTTTATGCAGAGATGTATGATAATGTGTGTGAGCCATTGACTGAAGTATTTGAAGATACTGAAATGATCAAGTGGGTACAACCTAGTGTTGATCGTATGCCACCACAAACCATGGCACCTAATGTCAATAAAGATACGATCAAGTTTTTGACTGACAAAGAAGCATATCAAGCCAAATTGGGTATCAATGCACTAATCAAATCCGGTCAATATCTTGATGATGTTACATTGACCGAGATTCTTGGTTGTCAGCATCTTGCCAATCTGTATCAGTTGGTGATGGAACTTAAGCTTGACTTGATGGAGGATCTTATTGTTACTGATAAGCCACTGTCGCATCTACCTAATGGTACTATTGCTGTCCATGGTGAAGGTTATGTACTACACTCTGAGAACTATGGTTCATTCAAGTTGGTAAATCGTACCGAGTTTGCCTACGCCAACTTCAACAATGGCTACGGCACATAATGCCTCACCTCCAAATGTCCCTTGTAATGTAACGACCACACTTATATGATTAA